TAGTAGCACCGCTTACTGCTGGGGCGCTCCATTTGATGCCACTTGTTTGCGTAGAATCTGCAGTGAGAACATATGTATCAGTTCCAACTGCTAATCTTCCTATTGTATCACTTGCAGTTCCTACGAGTAAGTCACCCTTTGCATCTATAGTAGATACTGTTAATGCATTGGCAACACTAAATGGTGTCCAAGATAGAACCTCTACAATATCTCCTGCAGTAAGGGCTGAGATACCAGTAATGCTTGAACCATTAGATGCTGTGTAATCATCGCCTCTTGCTAGTAACACACCGTTTAGGTATACCTGCTCATAACCTGCAGTATAAGAAAGAGTTACTGAGTTATTATCTGCACCATTAAGTGTGGTCTCACCACCTGCTGCAGTCTTACTCCAACGACTAGATGATACTGCTGATGTAATTCCACCCCAAGCAGAACCTGACCATACTTGCATAGCATTAGATACTGTGTTCCAATATAGAGCACCAGCAACTAAAGCATTACCATCATTATCTAGAGATGGGGCAGTTGCTTTAGCACCTAGGTATCTATCATCAAATGAATCATATGAGGCTGCAGCAGCAGTAGCACTTGCAGCAGCAGCAGCAGCATCGGCTGCAACAGATGGTGCAAAGGAATCTACATAAGCCTTTGTAGCAGCGTGTAAATTTTGAGTAGGAGCACCTGAAAGAGTTAAGGCTCCAGTCATTGTAGAGCCAGCCTTTAGCACTACTGTATCTGAGAAGTTGGCTGTGTCATTAAGAGCAGCAGCAATTTCATTAAGAGTATCTAATGTGCTAGGAGCGCCATCAATAAGGTTAGCAATAGATGTATCTACGTAAGCCTTAGTTGATGCATCTGTATTAGATGTAGGTGTGGCAAGGTTGGTAATCTTTTGGCTGTTTAAAGATACTGAGCCAGTAGGTGCAGCCATCTGGTCAAGACGGTTAGTGCGAACCTGTGTATCAAAGTCAGAGATAGTTGATGCTGTCTGGCTACCAGTATGGTTAGCACGAGCAAATGGGTCAGCAGTTAATTTGGCTGCAGTAATAGTACCATCAGCAATATCTGCAGCAACGATAGTTCCGTTGACTATATCAGATGATGTAATAGTTCCTGTAAGGTTTAACTTGCTGTATGAGATAGCAGCAGATGCGCTAATGTCAGCATTTGTAATAGTTCCATCTGCAATCATTGTGCTAGTTACTGTGCCAGTATCGGCTGCAGTAATTGCGGTTCCTGAAATCTTAGTAGCATCAATAGCAGCGGATGCATTAATGTCTGCGTTAACAATTGTGCCATTGGCAATCATTGTTGAGGTAACAGTTCCAGTATCAGTTGTATATACACCGTTAGTTACTGAGCCTGCTGAACCTGATACGTTACCAGTTACGTTACCTGTCAGGTTACCTGTAAAGGTACCTGCAATAGCACCAGTACCAGTAATGGTTGGGCTAGTTAAAGTCTTGTTAGTTAATGTTTGAGTTCCAGTAAGAGTTACTGCTCCAGTAATTGTATTACTTGCAGTATCAATTGTCTTATTGGTAAGAGTCTGTGTATCAGTTGTTCCCACTACGGAACCCGCTAGACCGTGTACTCCAGAGGCTGCTTCAATGTGTAGGTTGGCTTCACGGTAATCTCTACCAATTGCCATATGTCGTACTTGAGCACCAGCAGAGTGGGCTACTCCAGATGAACCATCTCTACCACGAACAATAGTAAGTGTGTTGGTTGAGACAGCCGATACATCTACAATTTCTTCAAGGGCTGTATCAGGGTCAATCACCACCGTAAAAATTTCACCAGCGGAGATTGTAACTCCACCTAGTAAGGATGTTCCCGATACCACAGTTGCTGTAGTAGCAGAGTTAGTTAACGCTCCAGATAATGTGGTCTGTTGTGAGCGTGATGAGTATTTGCGTGTTGTCATTTATTTACCTATCGGCTGTAGTGGACTCGAATTGGATACAGAGTTTGTTGTCTCTGAGTTTCCTCGTTGAGGCGTTGGGTATATAGGGCGTATAGTTGTTTTGTTGCAGTTTGTGAAGCACCATAAGGACGTTTGCTATCTGTCTCATCTGCCTGTGGGCTAACCTGTGCAGCACGTGCTGGGTCAAGGTAAGTAAGCAAACGATAAGAAGCGCCAAGAACAATTACATCTTTGCAGGATTCTGGCAAACCAGTTTGTGTTGAGAAGTCTTGAGCATTGGTTGTAAAAGGAACTGGGTCTGTAGAATATACAACTTTAACAGTTCTACCTGGAGTAATATAATCTCCAATGGTTACTGTCTGAGCAGCATTACCAAATACGGTAGATGCTTTAGAATCCCAAGACCAGCGACGAACAGGAAGCCACTCTTGAGATGGACCAACTGATTGCCACATAATTGTAAGAATGTTCTGGATATTTAAATCATCAAAGTCATAGGTTGTTTGAGCGGCATTGAATGTAAAGGTAGTTACTTTAGCAGCATAGATAGTAGAGCCAGCAGCATTAATAGTATCGTTAATAGCCTTCTTAATTACATAACGTGGAAATGTAGGTGAGATAGTAACCTTAGTATCTGCTGTGTGTGTAGCAGCAGTAGTACCTAGATAACCACGACCATATGGAGATACAGTTGCTGTGTTAGCAACACGGTCAAATGAATCTACCCATAACAACTCTTCATCAATCTCAACTACACCTTTACCAAGGTTTTCAGTAGAGCCTAAAGATAATACAGTAGGAGATGTAGATGGTGATGTTAGAGTAGTTACTGCACTAGTTAAGTGAGTTGCTCTATCTTGTTGGTAAGTATAACCTGCAAGGTTAATCTGAACCTCATTGATTAAGTCTGTTAATGTAGTTGTCAAGAGGCTATGCTCCTTAATGCGTCAATTGCTGATTTGCCAGTAGTTCCAGCAAGTTCATTACAGATACCATTTAAATCTTTATAAGCAGAAGGTGCTCTACCAGCACTTGCCTTTTTATTTAAGGCTCCAATTATTCCAAGCCCTGATGTACTAGCCCATTTATTAGCAGCACCTTGTTCATCAAGAAATACTGTTATTGCTGGGTAAGTTCCACCATTGGCTAGGCGATTTAATTCAGCACATAGAGTGCTACCTGCGGTACCTGTTGGCATTGTTTATCCTATCTAGGTGTAATGATTTTCTTATCAGGGGTGATAAGTTTTGACTTAGGCTCTTCCTTAGGTTTACCAAAGAATGCGTTGTAATAATGTTCATCAAATGAGAACCGCTTCATATGTGGGGCTAATGCACCAGTATGAGCATATAGTGGAATCTCTGCTTTATCGCATAGGGCAAAGAAGAATATATCTTCACCTATAAACTTAGTTCCTCTACCCATTTCCATAAAAATTTGTCCGTCTTGGGATACTTCACGAACCTTTGGCACGATACTGCGGTGCATTAATACAAATCCCATACCCGCCGCATCAACCTTAATTAGTTGATTTACTGGCATTGGGTGAACTCTGGTTAATCCAAATCCACCCTCATCTCCAACTATAAAGTTAAAGATTGTAGGCATTGGAATCATTAAAGGTTCTTCTGGATTATCTGTAGTAAAATATATTCCAGTAATAATTGGACGCTTTTCAGCATCCTTGTTATCCCATAATAATCTAAACTTCTCTGGACTAATTACTACATCTGAGTCTACCCATAGTAGCCATTCGTAATCAGTCTTATCAAACCAGTAATCAAATACTGTCTGTCTTTGTCTAGCAATCTGGTTGCCCTGACTTCGTAGTGATGTTGCAAACTCTACACCAGACTTTAACATTACATCTGTTACGCCTTGCATAAACTTGCCATCAACCATACCGTTGTCACACCATACAACTGCTACTGAATCTTTTTTACTCATAGTCCCCTATGCCCCTATTTCTTTTTACGTGATACTGCTGCGTTGTCTACTAAGTTTGGATAAGGTCTACCTGCAGCCTTAGCCCTAGCCTTAGCAGCACTCTTCTGTGCTGGTGTTAATTTCTTAGAAGTCTTCTTAGGATTCTTCTTGTCCCAAAATGCTGTTTTCTTTTTCACCATTTCACCTTATCCGCCCAATATGCTGCAGACATTTTGCCTTTAGCAATGTTAGCCCTATGACGTGCTTTGAAAGATTTCTGTCTAGCAGTTGGTTTCTTATCACCTGTTACGCCTTGTTGTCCAAAGCGAATAGTCTTAACTTGGTCACCTGACTTAGCCACTACTACGTGTGACTTAGTTGGATGATTAGGAGTGCGTTTTGGTTTATTAAAACCAGATACTCCTGCTCTCTTTAATCTTGAATCCTTCACTTGTTCCCCTTAATTGTTTCTTTTGTCTTAGGGTCAAGGCGGACCTTTTCAGTTCCGTCCTTTCGGAGAATAACAATTACACCGTCTCGCATAATTGATTTATTCCAACCGTCGTGACGCTTGCGTTGACCCGATGACATTACTTTTTCTTCTTTGACATTCCAGCCTGAGATAGGGCAATAGCAACTGCCTGCTTCTTAGACTTTACCATTTTCTTTGACTTACCAATGTTAAGAGTTCCAGCCTTATACTCTTTCATAACTTTGGAAATCTTTTTCTTTGTTGCTGTTTTTTTCATTATTATCTTGTCCCTAATCTACGGGCAATACGAGTTTCAGGTATATACATTCCTGGGTATTTTTTCTCAATTGCTTTTTTAGCCTCAGCATTAGCCTTAGCCATACCTGTATCAGATATTGACTTTTGGTATGCATCAACTGCTGCCTTACCTCTTAATACAGTAGGCTTTGGTTTAGGGGTAGCCATATTACTTCTTCTTACCCATTTTCTTCATAACCATCTTCTTGGCTGACTTCTTGGCTGCTTTCTTAGCCATAGCCTTACCTTTTGCTGTGTATGGGAATTTCTTTCCGTCTACGTTTGGCATTATATTTGTCCTATCTCTTTCATTACGGCTGCGGCTTTTGGGGTTATATCTCTAGTCTTAGGCATAGTGTCCGCATCATACGCTTTACCTAACACTTCTGAAGCCCTATGCGCTTCTTGTACGTGACGCATAGTTGTTCCTGCTGGTTGTATTCCTTGTGCTCTTGCATCTCTATAAGCCTGCAATTCAGATGTCCACTTCTTATCTGAAATATCCCTTTTAGCATCTCCAGAGTTCATCTGAAGTCCTAAACCTTTACATCCAAAACATCCATCAATTGCAACTGGATGATGTTCCCAGTGTTTCATATGTCCCCTTATGCTGCTGTGAAGTTTGCTTCTGTTACTCCTATGCCACCAGCGATTAGTGCTGCTTTGGTAGCATCATTAACTATATGTTTATGACCACCAATGTAAAACTCTTGATATGTTTCCACACTTGGGTCTAGTGGGTAGCGACTGATTCTATATGAACCATTCTGTTTTACCACAGAAACACCAACATTCCTTTTATAGAAGTAGAACAAGCGGTGTTTACCCGATGGTCCCTCTTGTACATTAGGTGTTGTAAATATAAAATCTGCCATTGTTCTCCTTAATGAACTTACTCCGTAGCAGGAATATTTCTACTCCTGCCACAGCGTCAATCAACTAAGCGATTGATGAACCTGATTCGATTCTGAATAGTGCCTCTTCACGGTAGCGAGCAAATCCTAATACGCCGTACCAACCCATTGGGCGGTGACGCATCAAGCGGTCAACTACTGGTCCGATAACTACGTGTGGCTCTTCGGCAACTGCCTCAGCCAACGCTTGCTGTCCACAAACGATTGTGCGGTACACCTTTGCAGATGAAGCACCATCAGTTGCGTTGTACAAACGTGCGGACTCTACGAAGTATGCACCTTCGTAAGTTCCGATTTCTCCTGCCCAAATGCGGTCTTGTGAAGAACCGTATTGGTTAGGAAGTAGCCATCCTGCTGAACCTGTCTCTGCACGAAGGTCGTGTGAAACCTCTGGGTGAATACCAGTCCAGTATAGTGAACCCTTGCGACCAACGGCTTTGTTAGCACGTAGTTTAGCAACGGCTCTGCGTAGGTTAGCAGATGAAATTGTAGCAGCAGCAGTTACTGTTGCTGTTGAAGTTGCAGTTGAACCTGAGTAGATTACGTTTGAACCGCCACGCAATGTTGTCATTGCTACGGAGTCAATAGAATCTGCAAGGTTGAATGCAATAATGTTTGCGATTGCTGGGTCTACATCAGCAAGGCTGAATAGTTCCAACGCACGAGTTACCAATACTGAGTTACCGTACTCTGCAAGAGTAATGGTTACTGAGGTTGGTGTTGACATTGCTACTGAATCGACATCATCGTTTTCAGTTAAAGCAGTTGTCGCTGTTGATAGGTCAACGTAACGTTGTAGAACAACTGTTGAACCTGGGATTGCTTGACGTGCTGGACGCTTATCTGCTACAGAACGAATTAGGGGTTCTGAACGGAGGGCGAATTCAAGAAGACGGTCATACGCCTTCTGAACTAAACCAGCAGCACCAGCGGTACCTCCAAGAGAGGAACTACCTGTAGTAGTATAGTTTACTGTTGCCATTGTTTGTCACCTCCAAGTGACTATGAACGGAATTATTGTGAGCGAAGTACATCCAATAATGCATCCATCGAATCTGCATTATCAATGCGAAGATTTAAGTCTTCTGCTCGGTCTGGGGTCATAGCATTTTGAGTGATTACATCTTGCTGCCTTAAGGCTGCTTTATCTGTCTCACTTACTTTAGGCTCCTCAGTAGCAACTGTAATTCCGAATAAATCAGCGTTATCGTCAAGCCAGTTATTAACTGTCTCTTCATTAACATCCTCTAAATCCTTAAGAACCAGTCTTGCTGCTTTAAGGTTGACACCCTTTTTTTCTAGGACTTCTTTGACTGTACGCTCACGCTGCACCTTGGATAATCCCTCAAGTTGCTCAGTGAGTTCTTTGATACGCTTCTCATCATTGCGCTTGGCTTTTCGTAACTTTTTAAGTAAGTCACTTCCATCCAGTTGCACATTGTTGTCGGTATCTAGGTCGTCTTCGTCTTCATCCCAGTAGTTGTTGCTCATAGCAACCCACCCTTCTATTCGTTGTAGTCGCAAGCCTCAGATTCTGGTCGGGGAACCAGCCTGGCTCTTGCTATCGGTCTAGTACGCTATGTGAGGCCGATAGATTCACATAGGATTCTATTTGTTTAAATCATACCTCTGGCTTGAGAAGCAAATGACCTACTACCTGCTACTCCAGAACGTCTGGAAAATCTTGCTCCTTCACGTTCTGCTAAATCTGCAAGTCTTTGAAGTTCAATAGCATTCTGGTCAAATGTTGCTGACACTGCTTGCTCTGTTGTGTAAGCCTGTGTTGGGGTTATGCCAGTTTCAAATGATGTTAACCTTTGGGCCTCTGGTAATATTTGCGCTACTCTTCCGAATTGTGGACCTGCAGTTTGGAATGTCTGACCCTTAGAAACCAAGTCAGATGCTAGTGCTTCACTTACTTCAATTCCCTGCATACCACCCGCAGCAATTACTCCAGCCTTCTTGACCGTACGCTCTAATTGCTTTACACCCTCTGGGCCAGTTAATAATGCTTGAGCAAGTTGCGCCCTAGTTGCTGTTGGCAATGTCTTCGCTATCTGTTGTTTAACTGGGGCTGGTGCATTATCAATTAAATCAAATACATCAGTAATAATTTCAACGCTCTCATCTACTGATTTACCAGTAGCCATAACTGTATTTAAAAATGTTTCATTTGCTAAGTCACCCAATGCTGAGCGACGAAGAATGTCACCTAGTCTTTGTTGGGACTTTATATACTCTGCAATAGTTGGAACATCAATCGCTTCACCCTTAGCACGACGTTCTTGCAGTTTAAATATACCACTGAATCGGTTTGTAAACTCTGGTATAGATTTTTCTTGTTGTGCTTGATATAGTGAAAGATTAATTGCATCCTGTATGGTTGCTCCATCTTTATAGAATCCAGAAACTAATCTATATAGTTCAGATACATAAGGCTTAGATGCCTCTTCTTTACCCATAAGCAATGATAGAGTATTAATAAAAAAGTCTCTGGCGAGTACTGGGCCAGTAACTGTTGGAGTAAGGGTATTACTTACTGGAGTTACTTGTGTGTTAGGTTGAGTTACTGTTGACGTTTTTGGTTTTGCTACATTAGTGTTTGGGTCATAATCATACCCAAGGGTTTCATATTGAGTTGTAACCTGCTCCGTTAATTTGTCGGTAGAAGCAAAAGCCTTTTCAAATGCCGCTCTAACCTTAGGGTCTTTAATTTCAGATAACTGTGAACGCATTCCCTCGTAAGTAGGTTTAGATGTATCAGCGACTGGATTGGTAATGTTTCTTACAACATCAACTGGACTTGGTTGTGCGTTTAGTGCTGCAAGTTGACGCTCTAAATCTTTCGCTAACTTGTCTGCCTCTGTTTGTTTCCTGGCCATTATACTCCAAATCCAAGTGCTCTACCAAGTTCATTTGCTGCGTCTATAGCATTATTGATTTCTGCTCTGGTCTTATCTCTATTTGGGTGCTTAAGTGCAGCACGGGTTGCATCACCTACAGATACTGGTGGCACCTTGCCGATGACGCCATCTGGTCTAATCAACTTATCAATAAATGGGTCATTTAAATTAAGAGTATCAATATCAACTTCCCAGGCATCTGCAATTGCTCTTAATACTGGATTAACTAAATCTCTTACAGTTGCCCCAGGTGTCGTCTTGAGACGTTCTGCATATTGTGGATATTCAGCAGCAGCCCTGGCTGCTAATTGAGTCTTATAATCGTTTGCGCTAATCTTGCCACTAGCAATTTGCTTAGCAGCCTCTTGAATTTCTACCTCAGATACAGTACTTAAGTTAAATCCTCTAGCAATATTACGAGCCTCAGTAAGTGCATTTAGGGATTTGGCTCCAAGAGTAGCCTCATCTTTAAAGTTTATCTTTGACCAGATAAAATCTCTAGTAAAAGACTTTGGGTCAAAGAAAGATGGATACTTAGTGGTGACAATATTTCTAACGGTTGCAGCAATGTCTTCAGTTTTGCCAGACGGAGTAGTATCTTTAGCCTCACGGACAACGGTGTCTAATTGTTCGTTAGCCTTTTTGTTATAGGCTGCAACAAATGCCGCTATATCTTCTTTACTAAATTGACCAGTAAACTGAACATCTTCAGCAATGCTTTGAAGCAATTGTTTGGCTGCTGTAGGGGTAAGTTTAATGGCTTCCCTAGATATACTTTTTCCAGTGTCACCTTGTTTTGATTGTGCAACTAAAGCATTTAACGCTGCCTCTTGTTCTGGGGTCATTGGCTTCCGTCTTTCTTGGTGGCATCTTTCATAGTATCCTCTTCAAAGTAACGATTAATTAAAAGTTGCACTTTTGGGTGCCAAGTTTTTGAAATATTATCAATATACTCTATATAATTATTTTTTAATATAGACTTATTTGGACTACCATATGGCAATCCCTGATAAGCAGATACAACAGTATTTCTTATCTCCATAAAAGTAGATATATCTTCCCATACTTTTGTCTTTCCGTATTTTTCCATCCAGGCTTCATTGTTTACAATTTCATTTAAGCCATAAGCATAACGGAAAGATTTGTCTCCACGTACCGCATCATTATACTCTGTCCACCAGTCTTCACTTTGACTTCTAATGTATTCTCTTGCGTAAGTTCTTCTAGCCTCCAGCAAATCTGGATAGGAACGTAAAGATTTATTTTCTTTGCGGTTAGCAGCAACTTCTTTAAGTTTATCTGTAACCTCATTATATAAACCCCAAGCACGGTTTACTTGTCTTTTTTGTTCCTCTTGCTTAGGATTTAACTTCAAGTTATTTAATAAACTACCATCTGGAAGTTTTGTCTCTGGGTCATTTAATATTCTATATACAGATAGATTAAATTCTTCTTTATTCATATCTACATCAAGGCCAAGCAGGCCAACTAGTTCTGAATTTTGACTGGCAAGTTTTTCGGCTAAGCCAGTTGAGTCCTCAAATATGCGCTTATAGGATTCGTAATTGGGTTGAATATAAGACCTAGCACTTGAACCCTTAAACGTAACTCTATCTAATGGAAAGTTTGCGCCCATCTTAGCCGTAAATTCAGTGCCAGCAAGTTCACGGGCGGTACTCTCATTGTTAGCAATCATTCTATATTTGTTAACTAATAAGTCATAAGCATCTTCATATATAGCCATTGGGTTGGTATCAACTTTGGCAGGTGCGCCGAAAACAGATGCAAATGACCAACCTGCTCTAACTGCAAAGTTTTTTCTAGTATCACGATAAACAGTTTCAGCGCCAGGATATTTCATAATCTTTAATTCATCTAATGTTCTGTAATAGTTATGAACATCTTTCCAAGAGTTCAAGAAATCTTGATTACCTTCAGGTCCGTTTAAATAAAACCAAGCATCTTTTGCCCAACGTGGAATAAATGAAGATGTCCAATCGGTTTGTGGGCCATATGGAAATAAAACATCATAATTAGAGCCCAACCAGGACTTCATTAAGTCTTCCATATCTGGTTTACGCTTATAAATTTCTGATACCGCTATATTAGAAAATATAGATGGAGATGGATAGTTAAGTAAGAATCCAATAGAACGAGCATTTAATCTAATGCCCTTATCGCCAAAGAATCCCATTTCCTTGGTTCCTGGTACTACTAAGTGTGTAGCCTTCATTGGGTCATCAGTAGGATTGCCGTACTGGTCTACACCAAATGACCTAAATGCTGCTTGATAGTTATATAGAAATTGACCTACACGTTCTGGATTCTTTAATGCAAATCGTCCATAACGATAAAAAGCATTAAGAGAAGCAGTAGGAAAAGCAGTTGCTACACGAGCAGCATACAGTGCTCTATTCTGTCTGCGAATTGTATAAAATGTTTTTTCATTGGCTTCCAGGGCATCACGAGTTGCTGCTGCACGTAAAGAATTTATTCTGTCAAAGTCTGTGGTTCCATCTTTTTTTACAAAAGACATACCCTGCTCTGCTAATTGATTAGCCCGCTTGGCCAAAGCATCCGCAAAGAACATATCAGCGGTAGCAAAACGAACTGGATTTTCTGGTCTAGTTAAATAACCAAATATTTTTGAAGCCCCACGACTAATTGCTCCTTCAATTTTATTTAAGTTACTGTATCCAAATTCAGATGCTGTATGAACATTAAATTCTAAAGGATGAATTGGGCTAAGTCTATTTAGTTCGTTACCTAAAATTTTAGCCAATTCAGCAGAGTTAACCTCTTTAGATAAAGCAAGTGCTTGTGCTTCAATATTAGGTAAATACCTATTTACTAAGCCAACTCTATCACGTACTGTTTCTACTATAAAAGATGGATTAACTTCTCCAAATTGCTGGAAATAAGTCTTGCCCTCAGAGGTAAGCCCCCAGTCAATTAATTCTTTTTCGGTAGCCCTAGCAAATATTTTATCTATTAATTTATCTCCACGAAGTCCACGATTAACAAAGTATGCTAATTCTTCAAAGTATAGTGGGTCATTTACAAAAGTAACGGTAGACGGTCCACGCCTTAAAATTAAATTGGAATGAACGCCAAGCCCAACCTCGCCAAGATAACCTGCGGACATTGTTCTTGAGTTAGAAAATTCTGGAGTAAAAGAAGAACCAAATTGATTTTTACTAAATAATGAATCAAATGGAATCCATTGTCCAGCAATCATTCTATATTGTTTTGGTTTTCCATAACGACGCTCTTTATAGGCAGCATCTTTTAAATATACATCAGCCTGTGCTGTACGTGCCTCGCCAAGTGAGCCGTAAATATCATCAATCTCTTTATATTGCCTAGCAATTTCCTTATTAGCAGCCAAAATTTCTTTAGAGTCTGGAGTAAGAGTATGTATGGAACCTTTAGCCTTAGTAATAGCAGATTTAGCATTAGCAATTTGGGCGCCATACTTGGCAGTTCCTTCAGGTAAAGATTCTAAAAATTGCACCCTACGTTCTAAAGAGGCAATAGTGGGAACCTTGGACATTTTAGCAAATGGCCTAACTGCATCACGCAGTTCAAACTCAATATCATCAACTAATTTAGATGCAGCCTTTAAGTCAGCCAAAATTAAAGGTCGATTATCTTTAAGAGTTTTAGGAGATAATTTAACCGCATATTTTTCTGGTTCTAAATATAATGCTGCGTGGGCAGTTAAATTGTCAAGTAAGTTTACTGCTTCATTTAATTGATTTGTTAAATCATTAACTGCCTTATCAACCGCTTTGAATTCTTTTTTATTTAAAACCTTATTTGCTGTACCTAAGACTCTTTGTTTGTTGTTAAACAAGAAGTTTTTGCTCATAGTGGGAACGCCATCTATAACAGCCTTGTTTCCAAATGCCATCATAGAACTAAGTGATGGTTCAAATAAAGAGTTTTTTGGAATATAGGTTAAGCGACCAAGTGCGCCTATAGTCCAATATTTATTAAATGTTTCATAAAAAAACTTAATTGCATCGTTAGTTTGGTCTAATGCTTTTTTAGATTTGCTTTTTTGTATAGCGGTATTAAGTTCTCTCTCAATTATGCCCCAAGGAACCATACGTCGACTTTCAATTAATTGACGTTGAGTTTGTGGGTTAACAAGAATGCGTTCGCTTTGTGCATCCATTCCGTAACCTTTTTGGGCTATAGAATTGGTTGCACCAAATATTTGATTTTTTATTTCTGTAGTAAAAGATTTTATTGCACCAGCGTCAGAAAAGCCTTTTGTGTAACCAATGATTAAACCCATTTGGTCGTCTAATTTATCAAGGATATTATTACGCTCTATATTTGTTTTTGCATTAACAAACTCGGATTTGATTTGAGTCCTATACTCACCAGCACTTATTGAATCCCTGGGTGTAATTTTTATTAAATTTGAACCATTGCGGAATAAATCAATATCATCAAACCAAGCATCAATTTCTTTTAATCCATCAAGTGGACGAGCGCCCGAATAGGTAACAAATCCCAGAGGTTTTTCGGTGCCAACAAATCTAACAATTTTTGTAATAGGACCATTTAAAGAACGACCAAGAATTCTTTCTTCAATTCCGCCCATTTTGGTAAAATCTCTAGTTATGGAGGCGGTTTTTAAATCTTGGAATTTCTCACGAGTTTTAATAAATGTGCCTCTACCAACAATTGGCTCCATTGGTACATAGTCTCTTCCAAACATAGTTGGAGTACCAGTTTTGGAGTCAAGCAAGGCATCTTTAATAAATTGATATTCAGGCACTTTGGCGATTGCATCATCAAATGCTGCATTTAAGCGAGTCCAAGCCTCATCTGAAAACTCTAATGGCTTGCCTTCTTCAATTCTTCTTGCACGAAATACAGAGTTCATATCTGCAATTTCATAAAGGTCTGCAGGAACATTTTTAGATAATCTATCTAATGCTGGCAGGTATCCCTTGTCGGCAAGAATTAAATCTTTAACTGTATTTGGGTCTGTTGCTCTTTGGATGGGACCATAAAGATTAATGTTATTTGTATATTTATTAAGTATTGTGGATACTTCTTCTATATCTGAAGTACTTGCTAACTTATTAATATCATTTCCAATTGTGGTTTGACGACCAGATGCTGCGCTACTTTGGGTATATAGAATGCCATCGTCAATGTCTTTTTCAATCTTACTAAAGTTATTTGCCTTGGTTGTTAAACCAGCCTTGCGAGCACCCAAGTAGCCACTTTTAGCAGCGAGGCCAAATGCACCGCTAATCGCTAAATTGGATACTGCAAAATCTACTGTTCCAGTAAAATATTTACCAACTGTATTATCAACAAATGCTCTTTGAATATCATCATCATTCCACAAATTAATTTCGTCTAAATTAATTCCGCCCTTATCAAATACAAGATTGGTAATTTCTTTGATTGGATTTAGGTCTGATTTAGTTAATGCTTGTCCAAGGCTAACTTCTTCAGAGCGGTTATAAGCCTCTGTAATATCTGATAATTGAAATCCTTTAGTAAATTCATCTGAATACAAAGGTGAATCAAGGTCCGTGAGTAATGCTGCGGAGGCAATTGGTCGGGTAATATATGGAGATATAACTTCGTCGTGAAGTTTTACTCCAGCCTGTAATACTAAGTCATTGCTGGTTGCCTGGTTCTTTACTGAATACTTTAAATTTTCTTTAACAATTGCTTGCGCTTCTTTTTCTAAACCCAGAGCACTTAATTGTCTACTAGTTCCAATATCAACACCAGCGGAAATGGCAATGTTTGAAATAGCCTGAGAAGGTGAGGCTAGGTTACCAGTAAATGTACCTATAAAAGTTTCAGGAATCTTGGCAATTGCACCACCAACAGGTTTGGCGATATTGTCTAGGAAACTACTCCATAATGACATTATATCTCCTTAAATTCTTTTACGTTTAGGGGTGCTACCTTGAGGTTGTTCTTGCGTGATTGCTTCTATAAAAGCATCTCTATCATCTACTGAGTCCCAAGGGATTAATGATAGTTTAACTATTATTCCTAGATTTTGATAACCTAAAGAATTTGCAAATTTATCTACATTGTCAAAAATACTACCAGAAATAAATGCACTCATTGCATCTCTTTGATAATATAATTCAAAAATTGTTTATATGAATCTGGTGCGTCAGGGTCTTGACCAGCAGCAAGAAGTGATGGACCATATTTGTTTATGATTGCTTTGTTTTCAATTAATCTTTCATCATTGCGAAGCGAGGCTGGTAATACACTTTCTCCTGCGCCACGTCCAAAGTTTACGCCAGCGGATTGTGGCTCCATTGGTCGTTGAGTATCATCTAATAAAGTTCTGATAGCACCCATATCAAGTGCTGGTGTTCCTTCTGCTTTTGCCAATTTTGCTCCACCTTGTTGCGCCATAGTTTCTACTCCAGTAGAACCTAAACTTTTCATATCTGGTATATACATATTTGGTTGACCATCTTTAGAGCCTGCGCCACCATTTGCCGACACACCAAATTTATTTTGTGGAGAGTCTGGTCGGTTACCGCCACTGTTTTCGTTGCCAGCCACTGTGCCTCCTACTTAATTTTCTTTGGTTGCTCTTTTGATATATAAGGGCCTGCAGTAAATGCAGTTAATTTAGATGCAATCTCCATTGCCTCGTAAGCGTCGGCTCCCGCATATATTGCACCCAATGCATATGCTGCTCCCGAACCTGCAGCGTATACTCCATCTGCAGATTTACTTATAGATAACTCTTGGTCAACATCAAATATCTCGCCACCAACAGCCATTATAAATTGAAATCTAGTTTCTTTTGTATCTTCATCAAAATTGTAGCCATTATCTGTCATACATTTACGAAGAGATGGCATTGCCTTTGTAATCATAAAACGATAAAGGTCTTCTCTGTCTTGCTTTGTAGGAACTGGTGACTCCCAAATATGTTGCGCTATATCACAGGCTAATGTTTCACCAGAACCTGCAATTAAAAACGAACCATTCTCGGTAATTTTTTTAACTTCAGGATGAGAATAAATTTTACCATCAGCATCAGTTGTCTGACTATCAGCAACTAAAAAACATTTATCCTTGTGCTCTATTCCAATTATAGTTGTCATTGTCCCCCACCTAGTTAACCTCTGGTTACGACTCTTGCGCCTGCTTTACCAGATGCGGTAAGGCTTGAAAGAATTGTTTGAATATCTGGTGCTTCTTCCTGTGGTGGAAGAGCGCCTCCTACTGGCGAGGCTTCGGGAGCAGGGGACGTTTGCTCAACCATCTGTGCCTGACCAGCAGGAGGAACCTGTGGTTGTGCAGGAGCAGGTGCTGGTGCAAATACCTCAGCAATTGCTTCCTCTATTGTCGTCCCTTTTTGTCTTAGTTTAATTACGTTTGCAATCTTCTTTACAATGTCACTTGGGTCTTGACCCTGTGCTGCCATACCAGGAATTGCTTGGCTGTATGCTTGAATTGAAGATAACAACGATTGACGCATATTTTCAATTTCAATCTTCTCTTGTTCTTGTCCAACGTTAACAGAGAATGGCATTTCACGCATAGCCATATCCTTAGAGATAAGTCCGCCACCTAGTGCTTGTAGCATAAAGATTAATCCCTGGGCAGGATTTAAACCTGCAAGCATTCCATATCGAACATCGGCTGAGTAGTCGCCCTTGATGTCTTTTGATGGTTCGTAGGTAATCTCATATGGAGAGCCAGAATCTACGCCACGTATAGTTTTGGAGCCAGGGAATACTTTTTCGTCCACCTCAAAACAGATACTGATTACTTCACGAAGGGCTGATGCAAAAATTGCTTGTGCTGATTTAATCTGTGTATCAAATGCACCCATCAAAGCCTGTACGCCCTGACCAGTTACAATTGAAGCATCAATGTTTCCTGTACGAGATTCAGGATAACGTGAGCCTACACGAAGTTCTTGATTTAATATTGTTTGTTCTGTGAATGCACCTTGTGGAAGAGTAAGTTCTACACGACGTACACCCGCTGGATTGGCTGTGCGGATAATCGCATCGCCACCAAGTTGTAATTCATTTACATCGCTAGGAAGTACGATTGGAGACTGCACAGATTTCTCTGCTGCTTCCATTGCAAGCATAGCAAAACGATTACGAAGCAGTTGAATACCAAGTACATCATCAAACTGTCCACGAATATCATCGTCAACGTTTGGGCGCTTAGCAACTACAATCATTAATTTACCAATTGGGTTATTGGCTTTTGATAAAACTAAGTTATCACGACGTGGTATATAAATAACTGATTGGTCTTTATCGTAATAACGTATAATCTCAATCAATCCATTTAGGTCTTGGTCATAGCCCATAGGTCCAAGCAGTTGACGCTCATACTCTGGGAACTGTGCACACAATTCACCTAATGTTAGAGAATATAACTTAGCAAATGCAATGCAGCGCCCATAGCGGTCAAATTCGGGATAAGCCATCCTAGAGTTTTCTATGCGGATGCGAGGCATTTGGTTTTCTTCGTCGAGTTCAATTACGAACACAGCGAAACCATAAGTTATATATCTATCTGCTCCTGAGTACATTTGTACCGCAAGGTCAGAATGGTTAAAATAATTAGAAGCGACACGAGTGCGCTTATCAGCAAAAGCACGGGCACGGTCAGAAACAGAATTCGCCGCAGAACAGTTGACTGCAGGCAGAGGTGCCATAACCTCGGAAAGGTCCCTAGCAACAATATCAATAAAATTTGCAACGACATTTACATCTACGCCCTCTGGAAAAAAATCAGGATAAACGTCGGCAATTTTGCCTTGACGTACAGCAAGTACATCTCCAGCACGAGCATCACGCTCTGATGCACGATACTTGAGTGATTCAACTCGTGCAGCGATTTGTCTAATGTCTAAAGCCATTTATTTCCTAACTGTATGTTTCAGCCCATTGTTCTGCGAAGGCTTCATTTAAGTCGATTGAGTGTCTTTGTTGTCTTTGTGCTTTAGTTGCCCAACGATTATTAGCGAACTTAGAAGCGGTTGAAGTTTGTTGCATTAATTCTCTTACCTTGATAATAGCAAACCACAAAGCCATTACGGTATCTGTAGGGTTTCTAGTATCTGGCTTCCAAGTAATTAATTGTTGAACTAATGTCTTAAGACCTTCTGAGCCTTCATTAGAAGGAAGTTCAATAACATTGTTATCTTGAAACCGTGAGTCACGGGTATTACCAAACAGCATAGCCATAGAGGCCACACCGAAAGATGCGTCCCATTTATTCTTACCAGTAAAGTGTGAGTTGAGTTGGCAACCGTATTGGCCTAGCCAGTTTCTCAAATCATCATCTAAGGCGTAAGCCTTCTGGTGTGCGTTGATTTCAATTCTTATCTCTTGGGGTTTGTACTTGATAACCCACTCTTCGATAAGGTCTCTGATTCTTTGTGGAGTAGTGTCGGTCATATTGACACAATCCAAAATATAAATTTTTCCGTCAGTGCGATTGTAAGTAATTACTACCGCTCCTGTGGCTCCTGCCATCGCTGGGTCGAGGCCAATAACTGTATATGCAGATTCAATATGCTTCGGATGTCCTGGGACTCCAGGCTTGAGAGGTCCTCGTTTTCGCATTCCATTAACGCTACCTGCGACACAGGTCGGCGAAAATATGGAGTTCTCAACAACATCTTCTTGCTGATATACCATCGCCCAAACGGACGGGGTAACTTCTGAGCGCCTTGTGAATAAGGCTGGTCCATCCCACTTTGCATATAATCCATCTTCGCCTGGCTCGTCAATTTCAATTTCTGGTCTATCGGTTTTTGGCCAAAGCGTTTTCCAATTTTCTGGCTCTTCGTCAAACTCTAAAACTGCAGGACAAGCAAAGTAGGTAAATGGAGATTTACCACCTGTCCATTGCGAACCGTCCCGTAGCATCTTGTATAAATCAATTGGGGCAACACGGGTTCCTACAATGAGTAACTTGCCGTGTCGTCCCAAACGGGTGATGACTTCTTTTTGAAGCCATTCAATTTGCTTCTCCCACTCGTGGGCATTTGCATTCATCACCACATCGTCTAAAACGATTAAGTCGGCACGAGCACCGTAAATCTGAGAACCGATACCTAGGGCCTGCACCGTAGGGTCCTTCTCGCCAGAGTCACGTCCTGTGCCTAGATAAATCATATCTGCTGACCATTGGGTAGCGTCAGACTTGTATCCACCATTAGGACCAAATGCGGTATGCAACTTGGTAAAGTTTGGGTGGGTCAACCTGTCCTTGATTTGTCCCAAAAATTTTCGAGCCATACTCTGAGTTTTAGAAACTATAATAACCCGTGAGTTAGGATTGGTTACGATTTTCCAAGTTACATAATTTGAGGTTATGGTTGTGGACTTGGCGTGCTCAGGTGGCACATTGATTAGGATGCGCTTGTCTGAGGCTTTCTCGTAAACCATCGAGGGGTGAATCCAAGATGGGTCCTTACCCTCTATCAACTCAATCCAATTTTTCTGGTGAGGGAATATCTGGGTATCTAAGAACTGACTACAGAAATCTTCGTAGGTGATGTCCTTTAGGTTGGCTAGGTCGGCCTTAAAGCCTTTACCTGCCAGACGGGCTTTGTCAGATGCTTCCTTAAACTCAGGGTCCTGCATCGACCATTGGCGGAAGGTGACATCGTTTCGTCCTACCGCTGACATAGCGTTGGTAATTGTGGAGCCTTGTTCCAATAGGGCTAGAACCTTCTTCTGAGCCTCGCCCTTTGGGATATTTTGTACCCCTGGTTTTCTGCCCATTTGGTTGCCCTCTGTGTCCCTTTTAAATCGGTATAATAACGGTCCCTAAAAACGGTAGACCTCTGCTATATATTATATTATTATTATATATATTAGGAGTTGCCGTAGAGCAAACGGAGGCAACTCCGTTAAGATAATATATATTATCTTTACATATATAGATAACCTGTTTTTTTCTTAAAACCGAACAGATAATCCTAATAATTTTTTATAATGTCCGAATTATACATATATTAGGGCGAATATAACAGAAAAATTTAGGGTAAGTATATATATATTATAGTAAGCAAATTAAATAACCCTAGGGTCAAATGGCAAACCTAACGGTTTGGAAAAAGTCTAACCCTTTAGTTGAGGTTTAGGGTTATCTTTTTTGTCTTAAGACTTAATAAAAGGATTTTCTAAGGGCTTAAAAATAAATTCCTTGGATTGATTTAAGGCTGGACTATCCCCCCTTCCAATTCGGCGGGGTTATTAATTGTCGACAAATTGACATTATCTCTCAGATAATTCTCAGGTAGAATTCACCTGCAATTCACCTACACAATTACACAATTGGTCAATTGTAGGATATGCTGAGGTTATTAAGAGGGAAATTCCTTCTTAAGACGGGAGAAGAAAGAAAATGAAAACCGCAACAAAAACCGCACCAAAAGCAAAAACCGCTGGAGATATTTTCCAAGCACCAAAAACCGAAAACCTTTCGGTGATTGTAAAAGCACTTGAAGAGGCTCACGCCTTAATCCAAAAAGAAACCGACGCACCCCGTGCCGTGATTTCCATTGGACGCTCTTCAAAAGTTCACGGCTCCTTTACACCTTGGACACCTTGGGGAACTAATGAAAAAGACGGCGAAAAGTTTCACGAAATCTTTATCTCTGCCTCATCTTTTGATAGGGGAGCCGAGGCGATTTTGGGAACTCTTTTACACGAAACCGCTCACTCTTTAGATTTGAAAGCGGGAAGAAATGGCGTCAGCCAAGAGGGCTATCACAACAAAACTTTCAAGAATACTGCTGAAAGTCTTGGCCTAGAAATTGAGCAGGCCAAGCGTATCGGTTGGAGCACCACAAAAGTGCCTGCTTCTTGTATCAAAAGATGGGAGGAGGCTTTCGGAATTATTGCCGAGGCTTTAAAGTTAGTTGCGGTCAATGATAGCGAAAAGCCAAAAGGCCGAAATAAGAATAATAAAGTTGCGGTCTGCCAATGCGGTGAGAAAATCCGCTTAAGTCTTAAGACATACAATCTCACCCGCCCAGTTTGCCAAAACTGTGAGAGTGAATTCGTCCTAGAAACCGAAGAAGGAGGCGACGAATAGCCCAGCAGGGTAATTGACAACAGCCCGCCAAGGTGGAAAAATCTGAGGGTGCAAATCCCCAGACGGGCACAAGGTTAGGGAGAAATTCTCCCCGACTTAAGACAGGAGAAAAGAAATGGCAACAAAATATAAGCACAGCGTCGAGATAGTTCACGAAGGGCACAGTGGAGTGATGGAGTTTACTTTCACAGCCGACGAAAACACCGACCCTTCAAAAATCTTCGACCAATTTATCACTGAGTTAAGTATCATTGTGCACGACGTCGAAGAGTTAGAGTTTGAAGATTGCGACGGGTGCAGTGATGAATTTGACGTGGAGGAATTAATAGAAGACGAAAACGCAGGGCTTAAGTTCTGCAAATTTTGCAGAGAGGAAAACAAATAACGTCTTAAGACATAAAGCCCCTCACCCTTAATCAGAGGGCGCAGGTTCACGACCTAGCGGGGCACGGGTTGGAGGGAAATTCCTTCCGACTTAAGACAGAACGACAGGAGAAAAAATGCTGGTAAGAATAGCAACGACGAACGACGCAAGCGGAAACCCTAGACGGGGCTGGTTAAGACTAACCGCAGGCGGTCAGGTTATAGGCTGGACAGAAGAGGGCTACCTTGGACGTGGTGCCATTGATGGATACGACGACGGCGAGAGCCCTACAATTTACGTTAAGCCCTCAGAGTATAAGCGTTTCAAAAAATGGGGCGAAACAATTCAAGAGAACTTTACAAAGGAGGAGTTAAATGTCTAACGACTTAAGACATAAAAGCAAGTGTCAAGAATGCAACAAAAAGAAAAATCTTTTTGATGTGGTAAAAAATGGGCAAGAAATAAAAGCCTGCTCCGATTGCATAACGGAACAATTGTTAACAGGCTGGAGCAGATAAAATGAACAGAGGGCACAGGTATTATCAGATTAGAAAGGTGGTGCGCCTCGTATTCTGGGGCGCATTACTGGCTGGCGTCTATTATATAGCGACCCATTTAAATTGGGTAGGAGATGGATACTGCTGGGGAACTATGGATAAATGCTACTTAGGAGATGATAAATGAATGACGTCTTAAGACATAAAGATAAAGAAATAGAATTAGTTGTTTGTGGTGATTGTCTTTATCCAATTAATATTTGTAAGGGTTGTGCGTCTTAAGACGTGAGGCAAACAACACAAACGAGTTGGCTTGACACAGTTCACCATTGTGTTATCGTTCTACTAAGCAATAGACAGGAGAAAAAATGGATACAGGCTCGACGCTAACAGTAAGCAAATCGTTTACAGTTGGCGAATTATGGGAAGCGGTATGGGGTTGCGACGGTGCTGGTATGTATTACTGGTGCAGGAAACTACGCAAACCAAACTACCAAGGCATAGACCTATGGAAAAGAGTGGACGGCAAGATTACGCCAAACCCTCAACCCGTAAGAGTTTATGACAGCATAGAAGAGAAGTCTTATGTGGTTGAGATTGACGACTTAAGACGTGGTTATGAATTGGCAATCAAGGCAGGGCAAACCCACTGCGGTGGTTATCCACTGGATACAGAGGATTATGACGCTTGCTTTGGGGATTTCATTGTGCAATATGCAATTTTTGGCAAGTTAATTTACGGTTAATTACTACTTAAGACAGGAGAAATATAATGGGAGCAAGAACAAACTTTCACTTCAAGCAAGGGGATAATTACTTAACTCTTTATTCCCACTGGGGTGGAGATAGTAAAATGCAAGACTTAGCCTATGCAATTTCTATGGCTGAGCCAAGATGGGACGACATTGGATACGCTACTAGAATTATGGTTAGTGTATTAATCGGCGATAGTTGGACAAGTGAAACTGGCTATGGACTACACGCTGACGCAATCGGTGGTGAAGAAAGTTATGAACACACCATCATTGACCTAGATAATAAAGTTGTGATAGTTGATGGGCAACCTAAACCTTTCAAGGACTTTATCTCTTATCACTCAAATACATTTCACGTTGGTGAGATGGTTAACTAACGACTTAAGACAGGAGAAAACAAAATGAATGCAACGAAAGATATAAAAATAACTGGAGTAAGACACGAAGAAACTGCGTGGAAAAGATATATTTATTTTAAATATGAAAACACAGAATACAGTGTTTTATTATTTTGGGACGAGTTTAATGGTTATGAACTATACTGGAAAGATGAAGATAGTGCTATTATAAATTCTCGCAAAACCCCTGAGTGGGCGGTTGAATGGAACGAAGATGGGCACGATTTTATGACACTAGAGCACTACTTAGATGAGTTAACCTACAAAGAGCAGGAGACAAAGTAAATGGGAGCAAGTCCTAAATGGAAAGTGTATGACGCAAGTAATCAATACGTAGCAAGTGTAAGAGATACAGAGGGCGCAAGTCTTTTGATGAGCCTATACGGAACTGGTGCAACAATTCGACTAGACCATAGAAGAATTGTGTGGACTGAAGGGGCAGATGGAAACGCCTCAGAAAGTTATGACCAAACAGCAATCAAAATCCAAGAACGATTGATGTCTTAAGACAGGAGAATGAAATGGATATGGAGCAAGAGATTGAGGGCTTGGATTTATTTCAAAGCCTAGTAGTATTAGCAGAACGGTTAGTCGAACTGACAGGAGAAAAAAATGACTAAAGATATATGCCAATTCTGTGGTTGGGAAATAGTAAATCCTGACTGGTATAACCAATACAACAGCAAACCATTATGCGACGATTGTAATATGGATATGATGTTGGAAAGACAAAAAGAATTGGAGAACAGCAAGTGAGCGATTATAAAGACTATGAGGTAAGGGTCAGTTATGATGGCGGTATTTATGTCTCTGCTTTAAATCAAGAAGAGGCAATAGAAATAGCCAAGAATATTATGCTAGAGGAAACTAATCCTGATATGGCTAAGTATCTAACCTATGAGGTAGAGCAAACCATACTAAAGCAGGTGCAAAATGCCTGAACCACGCTACTTAATGGGAGATAATTACGCCTTAAGTGGAATAGAGTTAGACATAGTTAAATGTAAAGAGTGCAAGTGTGAGTATGATTATAGCGAGTATCATTCCTACACCTGCTCAGACTGCGAAGATAAAATGATTGCGAGGTTAAAGAAGTGAAACAATTCTCTGTGATTTACAATGTCAAAGGCACTAAGATTGTTGACATATATCTACCCGACGGTATCGAATTGCCTGAAAATTGGCAGAGCCTTACCGTTGAAGAGCAAGATGAATTCCTGTATACTAACCAATCTCATTCTGTCTTAAGAACAGAAGACCTAGACTATGGCAAAGTCTTTGAGATATGGGAGAATAAAGATGTTTTAAGGTTGGTTAAATGAGCCTAGACATAGGCTTGTTGCCACCTGACTGGACTAAGAAAGCCTTGTGTGCTGAGGTTGACCCAGTAATTTTCTTTCCTGAAGCGGGTGAGAAAACTGCGGACGCAAAAAGAATATGCAGGGCTTGTGATGTTAAGACCCAATGCCTTGAATATTCCATAACCAACAACGAAAGGTTTGGCATATGGGGCGGACTAACGGAGTTCGACAGACGAAGGCTCAGAAGAGAAGCAAGTTAATAAGAAAACGGGTGGTGGCTACGGCCTTGTTAGTCATCACCCTAATCTTTTTCCCTATACAAAAACTAACAGCACCACACAAATCCCCCACTCCTGAGCCTACAAAGGCTACAATGGAGCAGAAGAAGGCTAACAAAGCCTTGGCTAAAAAGATTGCTTGGGTTGGATATGGGTGGAAAGATAAAGAGTGGGCTTGTCTTGATAAGATATTTTATAAGGAGGCAAAATATGACCACCTTGCAAAGAACCAATTGGGTTCAAGTGCATATGGAATTGGTCAACGTCTTAAGGAGAAAAGTAAAGACCCTATGACACAGTTGCTACACACTTATAAATATATCCAGCATAGGTATAAAACTCCCTGCTCTGCTTGGCGGTTTCATATTAAGAATAATTATTACTGATGTTTGACTTAAGAGGCGAACCAGCATTTGTATGTATCTGTGGGTCAAAGATGTGGAACCTAAAGGTAATGTGGGACACCGAGACTAGGCAGGTGGGAATGTATTTGTTAGACCAAGTATGTGATGAATGCGGGGCGATAGCCACCGCTCCGACAGAGATAGATGGGTGTGAGTAATGCCAACTTATGAATATAGATGTAATCAATGTCAAGCACTTTATGTCTTAAGTAGAAGTGTAGATGAACGAAGCCACGAAGTTAAATGTGTATGTGGTGATGTAGCAGAAAGAGTTTTCAACTCTGTCTCTGTTCAATTCAAGGGCACAGGTTTCTATAAGACGGATAACAAATGAAAGACCTACTCAGTTTTGCTTTCAGTTTTAGCAGGTTGTTCTTCGCCGTCACTATGATTTTCATTATGCTTTTCTAGGTCAACATCATTGTAAGGTTTAAATCCACCAAGCCTACGAATTAATCTATTAAGTGCACGACGTTGTCTCATACGTGCAGTATCTTCTGAGCCTAATTCAAGAGTATCGGCAATCAACTTATATTCCAATGACTCTGCGTGTCTTAAGAATAAAATCTTTCTATCTTCCTTAGATAGTTTCCAATAAGCATAATCAATCTCTATCATCATAGCCATAAGATTGCCACCTTCAGCAGGAGCAGAGGTTCCTTTGACACCACCTAAATCTAATTTATGTCCAACATTTATCTCACCCCTTAAGACAGAAGGCAACAGAGCCTCGACCAAACCAGCCTCATAGTAGTATAAATCACTGGTTTCGTAGCCACTTGTGTTGGCTTTCCACTCCTGACAATAGTCTAAAGCGTGGTTGCGAAGAGAGCGATAGATTAAATTCTTTGCATCTTTGTCGCCAATCTTTTCCCACTCTTCTACCTTGTTGGGGTGTTCATAGAACCATTGGTATAAAGATTGTTTAATATCTTTTAGTTCAACCATCTGAAATTTCTTGTGATACTCAGAAGCAACAGCGTCTATCACATAATTCCATTCTTTAATTTTATTCCAATCCATCACGATAATTTTATGCCTAACTCTAGTGGTAAAAAAGTAACTAACTTTGTCGTCTTTGATTTATCTTGAAACTCAGTGGTAGTAGGTAACCATTTCTCAACCCATTCTAAATCTTTAACTACTGTCTTAAGCGGAAAAGACCAGACACCAAGAGGCGTTGAGTTTATATACCAAGGTGTATAACCAAGAACATCTGCGGTCAAGACTAGAAAATCAAACTTCTTTCTTTCCAGTAGCAGAGTATCATAGTGAGTATTCCTAGACTTAAGTTCAATAAACATTTTATAATGACCGCTTGTGCAATCAAAACCATCATACTCTTTACTAGATTTTTCTAAGTCAGAGTAATGACCAGCCTTCAGCCAATCAAATAATTCCTGTTCTTTCATTCTTTGCTATCCCATTGGCGTCTTAAGACTAAGAGAGCAATGATGGAGTAGTTAGCCATATCTTTGAACGAGTCTTCAAGGGACTCGTGTTGTGGGTTTCTACTGTTGTCAACAAGGTTATTAATCCTTGCAAGTTTATCGTGCATACGTACTCGCAATCCATTGATAGGTCCACCAGGTGACTCGCTGATATTCTTCGGGCCGTAATCAAGGTGCTTGCTGAGGAGCAGTTCTTCGAGTTCATTAAAGGTATCCTCTACATCTTTCTTGAATTGTTTGTTAAGAGCAGGGGAATCTTTAGTGTTAACAACAAGGTGTTTTGGTAAATCTCCTTCGAGTAAATTTGGAAACCTTGTTTTTCCAAGTGGGTTATAATCTGCCATATCTCTTCACTCTCCGCTTTCATTGGTAGGTTTTTCCTCTTCTAATAATGTCTTAAGACTATCATCAAAATCTTTTAATGCTGACTTAACCACCATTTCTTCTATCAATTCTTCGATTGGTTCATAGCCATTCTCTGAAGCAAACAAAGTTACATAGGTTGACTGGGTAATTAACTTGACTTGTTCAGGACTATTGGCGTTGTTATAAATAAATCTAAGCATCGAACCAAGCATCAATCTATATCCGCTAGGTAGTACTAGGTATGGGTCAAACTCTTCGTCGTCCTCTAGCAAGTGGTCAACCAATTCAAAGGAACTTTCAAAGACCTGACCACATTCCTTACAAGTATTATGAGGTGGCTGGTCTTCTAGGTTCATTTATTATTTATCTTATTGTGAAAATAACTGGCACCTTCTTGTACAAACATTGAGTTAACGTCGTGCCCATCAGGTAATTGAACAATAGTAACTGGTAATTCACGAGCAAGACTACGAGCAAACTCAGTTCCTGGTTGGTCTCCGTCTGCAAAAACAAATACTCTTTCAAAATCTGCTAACAATCTTGTGTAATGTTTCTTCCAACTATTAGCACCAGGAACACCAATGCAGGGTATGCCTATACACATAGACATAGTGATGGTGTCTAGTTCTCCTTCACATACTCCTATAAAGTTTGTTGCTTTTTCAATATCAAGTACGTTGTACATTCTAGTTTCAGCACCAGTTAAACCCATATACTTAGGTTCAATAGCAGGATGAAGAGCCCGAAAACGCAAATCGACAACGCCAGTCTTGGTAATATACGGTATGGATAGTCTTCCTTTGTATGCTTCGTGTCCAACTTCAGGTTCCTCTACTACGCCTAATTGCGCCAGCCGTGCTATTTCCACTGGAATTCCCCTGTTTTTTAGGTAGTCTTCCGCCTGATAAATGTTTGCCCCGTAACTTTCCGTCGCCTTCCCCAGTAATTCTTTCTGCAATATGCTTTGCTTCACGTATGTTTACCCCTTCTTGCTTACTAATGATTTGCAAACTGTTACCCTGCATTCCGCAGGCGAAACAGATGAATATATTATTGTTGAGATTAGCACTTCCCGACTGGTGAGTGTCGGAGTGGAATGGGCACTTGAGATTAACTTGCCCGTAAGTTTGTCGTATGTGTGCTCCGTAGTGTGTAAGTACTTCTCTGATACTTGGTAGGTCGTTATCATTTTTTATCACCATACCCTGCCTCTCTAAGCAGATTAACTGCATCTTCAAGTCTTAAGACTACAACCCAATCTTTAATTTTCTGTTCCCCCTGTCCGTTAAGTCTTAGGCAAACTAACCCAAGAATTCCATTCTTTGCACGTTCCTTTAATTGTGCAATAGCACTAGATGGATTAAACCCAGTTCGTGCTTTTACTTCCCAATCAACACCAATACAACCAGTTATATCAGAGCCACTACGTCCTGCCCCCGTGCTTTCGGCATACGGAAATCCATTCTCCGCTAAGTACATAGCCAAAACTTTTTGACTACGATAACCTCTATGCTTACGGGATTGTGATGGCACTAGTATGCACTCTTGTCCTTCTTTAGAATTCTAATAGCCCAATCTAATCCTTGATTAAGACCATCACCCCACTCATCTGTAGGTTTAATCTTTGCTTGTTCAATCTTATTAATAAAGTTTTGTATCTCTGCATTAACTTCAAGCAATACAAGTTGTCGTATCTCTTGAGTCATATCATCTTCTTCTTGTATCATACTACTCCTTGAACTCAGTGATTGGCACTCGCCAGCCATTAATATAGGAATCATACCATTCGTCCTTCATATACTGGGTAGGCGCAACGTATCCATATACCTCAACTTTTGAGTAGTAATCTGTATCTAATACCTTCGCCCCAAAAATCAATTTGTCTAAATCCTTTTCCCAAAAAGGAATAGATGTTTGTGTCCGCACTGACCTTACCTCAAACCTATCTCCAACATCGGGCAAGGATTGACGTCTAGTATGTAGGCCATTGGGGTACCAAGGGACATTCCAAGATGCGTTGTATTGCTTTGCTACTGCCCATTCACAAACATTAGCCCGCACATTAGATAACAATTCGTGTTCCAGTTTTCCATCTGCTTTGCCTTGGGCATAGTTAGGTTTGTCAATCGAGCCAAACTTTGTAAGCCAACGCTCAGTAGCCAACATAGTGCACACACGTACTTCTTCCTGACTTAAGTCAACAATCATTATATGTTCTCTGGTATATCATCCATAAACATATACTCAGGATTAAAGGCTAACCACGTCAGTAAATTAGCGTTAGCGTCTGCTCTGCCGTATCTATTTTTGACAGGAGCAACAGCCATAGAAGTACCAACAACACCCAAAGTACAGATGAGAGCAGGTAGTTGTGCCACCTTTCCTTGAAGGGCGGAACGTGGCTGACAAGGGTCACCACTAACAGCCTCAGAAGTATGATGTAAAATAATGACAGCAGCATTAGTTGCACGAGCAAGATACTTTAACTCCTTCATAATCGCTCTCATTGAAGCGAACTCTTCGCCCCCATCAGTTGCAATATCCATTAAGTTATCTACAAAGATAGCAACTGGAGGACAACCCCATAGTTCTTCAAAGGCTTGAACCTCTTCATCAATATCTTGTAGTGATGGACTAGATTCAAACGACCACACAATGTGTGAACCTTTAGCAAGTGTTGCCTTAGTCCACCCATAATCTGTATTCATTAAACCTTCTACATCAGTTTGATTCTTACCTGAAATCATTGAGGCAAGACGCATAGCCATAGTATGAGCATTGGTATCTGCTGATATATATAGGCTTGGTACTTTCATCTTTAATGCTAAGGCTAAAGCCAGTGTTGACTTACCGACACCAGGGGTACCAGCAAGCATAGATACTTCTGCTCTACGTAAAATAATTTTATTACTATCAAATGCTCTGAACACAGAAGGTAGTGGTTCACCACCAATATCTGTTCTACCTACAGCACGAACAAGGGTTCGCATTAATCTCTCCTATCTAGTAATGGTAAGGAGACTCTAAACCGTCTCCCCATAAATTGAGAATCCCCTTACCAATATTTTAAAGTTCGGCTTGAATTAGCCGTTTACTGGGGTGCACTGGTCCGCTCCCTGTGGTTGTGGGCAGACCCACATCTTGTACGGTTTTCCGTTTTTCTTGCTGATACCACTCAAGAATTTCCGACTTCCGTGTACGCAAGTAGGCGACGCTTCCGATGTCGGGGCGATTGATGAGGTAACTGCGGGCGTAATGCCTACTGTTGAACCAGTGGTCCCCAAAGGGGCTGCAGTGTAAGCACCTGCCAATAACTTTCCAGTTGCTGCAATCTGTGTAGCATAATCGCTAACACCTTCAAGCAGTACTGATAGTTCGTCAGATGTATTAGCACGAACATTAATTAAATCTCCATTAGGAGACTTGTAGGAAACCTGTAGTTTCCAATCTTCGATTGCCATTATTTGCCTTTCGTAAATTGGCAGTGTTCTGTGAGTCCACAGAAACTGCACGATTGTAGGTTTGGTAAGAATATACCTGCCTTCCTAGCCTTATCGAATCCATCGACAAAGTATTCCAGCATATCTTTTGTATATCTACTAAGGTCAATCATCTCTCCTGTCCCCGACTCACGAGACATCCAGTAGTTACCTAGATTGACTTCAACACCAAGCATCATCTCTACACCAACTTTATAAAAGCCAAGTTGTAAATCAGATATTGGTTTACGTGAGGATGTTTTCAAGTCGACAATCACAAGTTGTCCGTTAACTTCAAATATCCTATCAATAAACATCTTCACTGGCACGTCAGCAATGATGGGATTTAACTCCAACTCGATAGCACGGATACCCTGTGGGGTGGTCCATATCTTCCAGTCTTTATTATTTTTGCGCCAAGAGATGTAGTTGTCTACCCACTTGGAACCCTGTGTATTCCACCAAACAGCATCTTCCTTGTTTGGGTTAGCAATAGTTGAACGCCCAGCAACACGAGCAGTACTTAAATCAATATCCTTGGTTTCAGTTTCCCAAGCCTTAACCCATAACTCATTCATTTTCTAGGTCGTATAATTCTGTTGCTAAGTGAAATGCTCGTCCACCAGCAGACCAAATGCTAGGTTCTTCAGGTACTTGTAATAATCTTCCTAGGTAATACTGATAACCACAAGTTAAGTAAGTTGTAAATGCTGAGTAAGATACGTGAGCAGGTAATTCATAATCATTAAGTTTAATCATCAAGACCTAATTTATCGTACAGATAATCTACTTCTTCTTTTAACTCTTTAATGTTTTGACTAAGAAGATATATTGAATCAGATAATTCTTCTATAAGTTCATTTACTTTTTTATTAAACATTCTTACTCCTGTCTTAGTTAGATTAGGTAGTCACAAGCGGAGGACAGGAGAGTACTCGACACATATGACTACCCAATATTATTATATATTAGGTAATATTATATATTATAATTATATATTATATAAGGGGCTCCGCCCCTATATTATATTAATTATATTATATTAATAAGATAATTATACACACAACCCTGACTTATGGAAGCCACACGACACGCCAAGAAATGACAAAAAGACCCTCAAGATATAGGGATTACCTATACCTCAAGGGTCAAATGGTCTATAAAGGGCCTTTAAAGCCCGATTAAGGGTATTTAATTAGAACCTATGCCGTACTCTTTTTCAGTCTTATCAGCCCATTTAGCCAATGGAGCAGCCAATGCGCCAATTAGGATTGCTTGCTCTGGAGCAAGGTCGGCAGCAAGGGCTAAGCCCATTGTGATTGCTGATGCAATTACTGCACGGATGTAAGATTTAAAAGCAGCCTTTGTCTTAGGGTCTTTTAACTTAGCAACTAAGTCTTTCATTTGTTCTCCTTCTTTGGCAATGGCTTGACTGAAGCCTTTACCTTGTTGAGTGTTGTTACCTTTCCCAGCCAAGGAAACCAAGGTGACGTATCGTTACCGCAGTTATCTTTGATGGAAATATGTAAGTGTTTATTATGTGGATTTGAACCAGTATATCTGGCTTCGCCATTTTTGACTGACCAAATCTTACCTTGAAATATTAAATACTTAACTCTTGGGTCTGACTTTAACTTTTCATATATCTCAAAGCAATCAATACCACCATCGATATCGTGAGTTAAGTCTACTGCATACCCAGTATTATGGTCTGAGTTAGGACTCTGTTTTAGGTGAGCAGCAGATGGAAGCAGACCATCGCTGGCTTTCTTGCGATTCGGTCTTAACGCCGTCGCTTGGCGCAACACAGCAATTGCAGCAGGCGTGGCTCTCTTGGCTACAGTTGTCATATTGACATCCATCCTTCATATTTTGCATCTGGATTATCTTTAAGCCATTGTTCTCTTAATAGGTTTTGATTAGGCCAACAAATATCAGTTGGGTCACAGCCACAGCCTTGACAGTTGTTGTCTATTTCTTTCTTATCCATACTTGCCATCCCATACGTAATATTTCAATATCATCTTTATGTTTTGCTAGCCACGCATCTATTGCTGGCTTAGGGTTCTTATCTGTACCATCTGGATGGTCCCACTCATAGTCATCAAATGCCATAATGCCACCAGACTTAAGCAAGTCCCAAGATAAGTCTGCATCTAAAGTAACTGACTCTGGTAGATGGTCACCATCAATATAGATAAAGTCATACTTAACCTCACGGTTATTCTTTAACCAGTCTCCGCTAAATGCTTTATGTGCTTGAACCTTTTTACCGTGTGGTTCTATCTGCTCTTTGTAGGCTTGTTGTATATCATTCCAGTCATAAATTGATTCGTGTTGCAAATTACCACACCAAGGGTCTATGTCCACAAGTAACGATGTTGGGTCTGTAAGAATATTTTCTAATAGCCAAGCAGATGCGTTGCCAGTAAAGACACCTATCTGTAGGAACTTAAGATTCTTTTTGCCCTTAAACTCTGCTAGTCCTGATTCAAAGTCTTGGACTGTTGCATTGTCATAAAACCACTTTGGAAAGTTATCTGCTTTCACTTATTCTTTTTTTCAGCAAGTGACCTTTCATAGGCTCTTTGTCGCCATAGGTCCGCATCTCGTTTGGCTTCTATCTTTCTTTGTTTTGACGCTTCTGATTCTTGAGGCTTAATAGTTCTAGGCTTTATGTTACCACTGCCAGTATACATTCCACCTTGAGGCTTGTAAACTATACCAACATTTTCTCCACCAGGGTTATATATGCCGCCACTTGTTCTTGGTTTTGGTCTTCCTATTGCCATCTTATTTCTCCCTTGTTTTTACTTAGCGATTATTTGTTTCATTAACTCTGTTAAAAATTCTACTTTTTCCTCTAACCTATTGACCTGGTCTTTTACACTTGAGCCACCGTTGGGGCGAAGTTCAGACAGATAGTATTTAACTAAGTGTCTTACTGTTATTGCCAACGTTCCTACTAATGTAGTTATGGCAACTGCCAGTCCAGCCCATTCATTCGGTGTCATTATACTGTCCTAATCGTAATCTCAATTACGCCTCCGAATCCATCAAATCTTTTATCTGGTGGAGTCATACGTGTGAATGAGATTTGCTCAATAACTACCTGACGACTTTCGCCAGTAGTAAGGTCCTGCCAGGTGACAACATCGCCACCTTCTTCTACACCTTCAAGTAATTGTAATCTTGCTAGTGCCTTACCTTCATAGCCAGATACTACATTGTATCTATCTGTTTCAATATCAAAGCAGTAAACAGGGAATCTCATAATTCTTTGGCGAGGTGTAGCAATAGTAGCCTTGGCTTGATAGCCCTTAAATATAGGACCTGCGCTAGTAGTTGTAGCATCACGATTAAGAATAAATTTGTAGGCTACATACTCTTGTGCTGTATCAGGATTAGATGTACCTACTTCAACTGCAGTTACTCCTGCTTCGTAGGTGATATGGTCATACTCAACACCATCTTTATCTACAGTCTCAAGGACTAATGAACCTTTAGTAAAGTCTCCACGAGCAAGTAAACGCTTAAAGTTTTTAGGTTCTAATGTTCCATAGCGAATGTAACCGCTAGTGATAAAGCCAGTAGATGTTAGTGTTGCACTTGCTTCAATGTTAATGCTACCTACTTTGTTAACCTTACCAACAGGTGATACGGCAGTAGATGCTACGTTAGATGCAGTCTTAGCATAGGTAAATGTTGTAGTGGTTGGTACGCCAGTAACTGTGTACTGACCATTGAATGTAGAGTCAACGCCTTCTACCCATACAGAATCATCAACGGCTAGGCCGTGTGCTGCAGATGTAGTCAAGGTTGCTACGTTAGTTGTGAGTGCTTTGTTGTTTATTGAACCAGCATTAACTGCTGTGGTAGCAAATACTAATCGGTCTGTTGTACCAGCAAATGCACAGGTTACTGTGCTATATCCAGATGTACCACTTACATATAAGTCATTAGCGTAAGCAAAGCGTAGAGTCTCTATCTCATTACCAAGGTCAATACGGATAACTCCTGCTGCTCCGTCTACACCAGTTGCACACCAGATGAATCTGTCTCGTGCAGCAAAGTCATAGCAAGGCTGAGTGGTTTCCACAATAAGTGGACCATAGTTAATGGAGCCGTCTTGGTCTGAGACAACTGCTGCACGGATTCCTTTGTTAGTACCTATCATCATATAACCTAGGTAGTAAAAAATCTTATGGATAATCTCTCCAACTGGCATCTCTGCTGCAGTAATAGCAGTAGTAAGAGTTGGCATAACACCAGAGGTATTAAGAGTAAATTTAAATATGCTTGACTGGGTGCCACTATAACCTGCTATGTAGATGGCTGGACCAGAAGCGGTAATGCTTGAGAATACAATATCAGTATCACTGTGTGTATATACAGGGCTTGGAAGGGTAGACGCAGATGAAGATATTTCATATATCTTATTGTTAATACCCATAACAATGCGGTCTTTAACATATTCCATAACAGCAGTATTTACAGTAATACCGTTGTCGCTAATCATAAGAGTATCACCAGCGCCAGATACTCCAGTTAACAACTTTTTATATATACGCAATCTTGGAGTACCGCTAGCAACAATATTGGTAATCCAAAAGGCATTAGTACCATCATCACATATAGCATTAACTGCATAATCAGTTCCTGCTGCATAATCTAAGAAATGTGTAACAGTTCCATCTTCTGCAATCTTATCTACATCATACTCATCCCATAGTAAGACACCATTAGTTCCACCGTACTCAATAGAACGAGCAATCTGAAATGGTTTACCGTTAGTCTGAATTGCACCAGTTGTATAGTGTGTAGTAGCGGTGTCTTTAAGTAAGGTTACTTGTCCCTTAGTCCAAACATTAACACCCTTGCTATCTGTAAATCTATAGTCAACAGTCTCACCAGCAGATGGGTCATAGAACTTTATACCTGAACCAGAGTGGAATGATGATTGAGAACGTAACCACCAGCCAGTAAGTGATTGCTCACCTGGCTCTTTACCATTATCAAACTGGTCTTTCTTGTAAGGTGCAGTCTGTCTAATGTAAGGACGTGCATCATTTATGGCATAGAAGAATGGTTGTCCACCAACTGCTACATCATAAGAGTCAGATGTATTCTGCCAGTATTGACTTGTAGATACGATACCAACATCAACAGCAATTGCTTGATTGGCACGACCTTCGGTTATATCACGACCAGCCACAGTGCTCCTTAATTAAGAAAGTTTTTAAATTATATTATTGAGTTTGTTTATGAACTATCTTTT